CGCACTTGCTTTAGAAAAGCAATCACGCCCCGGTAGTCAGAATGGTAGAAGTGTATCAATAAAACTGACTGTAGGTGGCGCATCTTATATCTTCGGGTGTATAAAAGACTGCGCTCAATACATGATAAAGAATGCCTATACTAACTTAAAAATATCGTCATTATCGTTAAAAATAAAAGAGTATGCTATGGCAGGCTTATCCTGCTACGGATGCAGTTTTCAAATAATAGATTAATAAAATTAATAGTTTATAGACAATATCGTGCCAAGCCCTCCAGAAATGGATGGAAGGTGTAACGACTACAGCATACAGGCTAAGTCATAATGATATGCCAATGAAGCTGACACGGGTCGGTGAAACTCCGACTCGGAAGCGCCCGACCACCTAAACGGTGGATGAGATAGTCTACTCCCTGTGGTGACACGGGGTATATAAGGAAAGACGGTGACTTGGTAATGCTTACCGACAATAGAGTGTTGGTAGATAACCTGCGTCCCCAGCCGGCATTATTGTGCGTGCAGCGCAAAGCACAAAAGATAATTATTTCAGAAGAGGATTTAATAGAAGCCAATATAGATAGCTTTGGAGATGAGATTGGAAAAACAACAAATAGAATAACCTCTATGTTTGAGGTTCAGGCAAGATATCCAGAAGATTCCGAAGAGTACCGTATTTTAGATTATCGAATAAAGTGCGGGCAGCTTTACCAGCAAAATGCGATTAATTTAGTCGCCCTGCATAGTAATGTGCAGTGCAAAACACGGTGAACCCATAAATATGGGGTGTGACAATAACTCTTGTAGCCGTAGGAAATGACGGTGAATATTGCTGCTAACAGGGAAATGCTAAGTATTTGATGAATAATAAACCACTTGAGAGAAGGTGAAATAACGAAAGATATATATCGACAAATCGGGATTTATAGAATTACGAATAGAAATGATGGGAAGAGTTATATCGGGAAAACCGGTATGAACTTTGGTGATCGCTGGGATAGCCATCGCTCTTTATTGAAGTCAGGAAAGCACACTAATCCTAATCTTCAATCCGCATGGAGCAAAGATGGTGAAGATGCATTTGAATTCTCTGTAATAGAATCCGTAGAATCTCCGGATATTCTCAGTGAACTGGAAATTAAGTATATTGCAGAATTCCGCAAAATGGACTTAAGTTATAACTTGCATGATGGAGGCGATAGCGGTTATTTTTTAGGCAGACATTTATCAGCTGAAACAAAAAAGAAGATCGGTGATAAAAATCGAGTTAATATGATAGGAAGAAAAGCTAGTGAGGCAACTCGTAAAAAGATGTCTTTATCGCAATCAAAGCGATACGCCGAATGGAGCGACGAAGATAGAAAGCGTCATGGAGAGATATCATCAAAATGTGCCTCCGGATATAAATGGAGTGATGAATCAAGAGCGGAGTTTTCACGTAGGCAAAGGCAATGTCCGAATGGCGCAAAATTTACACCTGATGACATTCGTGATATACGCACAAAAAGAGATGCTGGGTGTAAGCTAACGGAACTTGCCGAGTGCTATAATACATCGCCTTCTTATATATCAAATATCGTCCATCGCAGGCGGTGGGCAGACATATAATTATTATCAAATATAAGTAAATCCTGTGCCGAGTCAGCATTGTGAGATGCTGAAAGGTCTAACGACTAAGACATACCTTCTTAAGACTTAAGAAGATGAAGTCTGTACTGCTGTGGTGTGATTCCGCAGTGGGAAGTGCCGTGCCCCAGTTTTTTATACTGGGTGATGATATAGTCTACTCCCCTAATAAATATCGGGAAACCGAGGGTAGTAAGGAGATAAAGCCAAGGGAATAATCGCGAAGCCCATGCCTCGTGAGTGGCATGACCGCTTCTATGTGGCTGAGATTGAAGACGAAAACACAAAAGAATACCTCTCCTCTCTACTGGCAGAAAAGAAGCCATACTTCATGCGATACATATATCCTTCATTAATGAGGGAATACAACAAATATATAAAAGGTTTAAACAGGAAGACTCAGCGTGAGTTTAATGCAACCATCGATAATCTTCTGAATAAACCAAAAACCGAATTAAGTAAGCGAGAATTGGAATTTCTTGAGTATTATTACAAAAAGATACCTGTAGGTATAAGCAATTGTGTAATGAATCAGATATGTAAAAAGTTCGAGGCTGCCTTTGATGGCTTTGTTCGTCAACGTAGTGCAGATATTGCTTTTGATTATACGATCATGAAAAGCGGGACTGCTTATACTAAATTGCAGTATAGAACCATACAGAATCTTTTCAATGATTATAATACCCGCTTAAGAAATTTTAGAATTTACGCAAGCAGAGAATGGGTTAATAGATATGAGTCAATTGCTCATTTAGAAGAAATGCGCGATGAATTCCGTCGCGACTGCGATGTTGCATGTTCAAATGCGAAAGTATTATGCGAAATACTATTAGATGTAAGTTATAAGCGTAGTGGCACTAAACAGTTCGTTTGGGATATGTGCGGAGAGGAAATTATTAATAACCTTTTGCAGAAAAATAATAATTTCATATGTCGCCCAGTATTAAGCGCGGCCGGCGATGTTGAGTTTAAGGGAAGAACATTTTCCTTTATAGAAAATGAAATTGGAGTTGATTCATGAGCATTATTCTTAATGAAAAAGAATGGGTCGAGAATGCTCTATATAATCGGCAACTTGGCCCGAAACCGACGAAAACCCTTGCCCGCGTAGCGAGATATTACCACCAAGATCAAGGGTATAGTAAAAAAGAGGTTCGCAATAAGCTCGATACCTTTTTGTTGAGATGCGATCCGGATGTAATACTAATTCACTGGGATATTACCTTAGACCGTATAGCAAAGAATGCAAACAAACGCCCCTTAATCAAACTTGACGGTATTGGTGTAACAGAAGCCGAACTCGCTAGTATTTCTACTATTGATGGCAAACAGCGCCAACGCCTCGCTTTTACACTGCTATGCATTGCAAAATATTGGAACGCCGTTAACCTCAGTAATAATGGCTGGGTTAATTCTTCTGATAAAGAGATTATGGAAATGGCTAATATAAGAACATCTATCCGTAGGCAAAGCCTCATGTACTATGACATGCGTGCGCTAGGATTAATAAAATACAGTAAGCGAATAGATAACTTAAATGTTCGGGTAGAGTATATCAATGATAGCAGCCCTGAGGTGCTATTTATTTCTGATTTTAGAAACCTGGGGAGTCAATACCTGATGTATTTAGGAGAATCATATTTTCAATGCTTCGCATGTGGGCTGACAGTAAAAAAGAAGAATAACTCCCATAAATACTGTTCAAGTTGCGCCGCAGATATGTATATAAAACAGTCTGTTGATTCTGTGATGCGGCAACGAATTTATAATAGACCCCCTCTCATAACATAGTAATTTAACTTGTTTGAAAACAGAAACGCCCTCAAACCATTGCGCTGCAATGGTTTGAGGGCTACGTAAGGAACTGTCCTAATGAAGGGATAATACACACCCTAAATATATAAAAAAGGAATGATGATTTTTAAGTGGTAATGATTACCGCCTCCGAAAAGGAGATTATCCATAAGCAATTCCCGTTCGTCCACATTGTAAGAACAATGAAACAGAAATCTCACCGCCATAAATACTATATGGTGGAGGATAGAGCGGCGATAAAATTACTCCACGACCTGCGTGGAAAAGGTAAACGAAAATAGAGAGGATGTGCTTTATATTACCAAGGCGCTAAATTATAGCGAGATAAAAGATATTGTCATTGGTAAGCTTGTAGATAAAACTAACGATACCGATTATGAGGAACTAAGCGAACTACTATTTGGCGAAGGTAATTGTTTTAATTCAAGCGAAGTAAGAAAACGCATGTACGGGATGAGGGCGCTTATTGAAGTTATAGATAGAGATAATGAATTATCAATAAATGATGCCGATATAATCTCGACACTCGAAAGTAAAAAAATTGAACTTCAAAAAGAACGCCAGAAGTTTTTTGATTATCGTTCTGCATTTAATAAATTAGTCCGGGAACGTGCCCGTCAGGAAGAGCTGAACGATATTCTTATTTCTGCTGTGGCGAACGGGTCTCTTCCCTCTTTGCAATACGAACCGAGAGGTATTGAATATTCAGATAATGATTTACTGGTAAGCCTAAATGATATTCACTATGGCGCAACGATTAATAATTATTGGAATATGTACAACACCGATATTTGCAGGAAAATGATGAATAGGTATTTAGACCAAGTTATATCTATTAGTAAGGTTCATGCAAGCGAGGGTTGTGTTGTCTGGGCAAATGGCGATCTAATAAGTGGAAATATACATAATTCTATTGCAATCACAAATAAAGAAAACGTTATTGAACAGATTACTGGTGTGGCAGAACTCGTAGCAGAGTTTCTCGCAAAGCTCAGTAATCATTTTTCATATGTGAAATTTGTGAGTGTGGCTGGAAATCATAGCCGAATAGATACAAAAGATAGGTCGTTAAAAGATGAACGGCTTGACGACCTTATTGAGTGGTACTTAGGTGCACGCCTCCAGAACTTTAACAACCTTAATATCTCTTCTGGAGAAAAAATTGACTCCACAATGTACCTCATAGATATTAGGGGGAAAAAGTATTTAGGAGTACACGGAGATTATGACGGGAGTCGTGAAAAGATACAGTCTCTGCAAACTATGGCTGAAGAAAAGATATATGCCGTTCTGCTTGGTCATCTACACCACAATAAGATTGATGTTGTCCAGGGAATAAGAACGAT